AAATATATTCATCTCAGTATTAGAGGAAAGGGAAAAAGATGGTATTAAATACAGTCGTGTTAAAGATTTATCTAACCCTTCCAATCACAATTTAGGTGGTTTCAACACACAATGGGTAGCTCTTTCCCGTAAAGAAATTGAAAAACACACTCCTATAGGATCAGTTGAAGAACTTGTAGATATGACTTTAGGTACTAAAAAACAAAAGGGGTTAAATGGGGATATTTAATCAAGAACCGACTACTTGGACTAAAATACAGCAACTGTACAGGAGATTAGATGAGGATAGTAAGCATTCTCTTCATAAGATACTGGTTGAGGAACCTGATTATTGGTGGAAAGAGTTAGAGCATCCAAATGAAAGGCGACCTGGATACTATAGCAAGTGGAAATACAAGGTAAATCAATGCAAAAAATGACCCTCATAACCAAACTAAAAGCCCTAGAATCCCTAATGAAAGAAGTGTCATCAGACATGAGGCATGAGAGTGCAGTTAGCAACCCTTTATACGCACATTCTTATGAGCTTGTAGGAGCTGCTGTAGTGGTTCGTACGTGGATAGATGGACTGGAGGAAGAAGGTAAATGAAACAAATAAAAATTAACCCAGATAAATTCAATTTATATTTAAAAGATGCTTATGGGATTGAGTCTGTTTTGGGGGACTCAGGCAGGTCTCCCTATGGGGTTTCGGGGATGAATAATCACCCTACATATAAAACTATAAGTAATATTGGTACCGAAGAATGGGGAAAGGATGACCCAGAAAGGATCATAATGAAGAAAGTGAAGGATTGGGATGAATTAGCGCACTTATCAGAAGAAGAAGCCTTAGAGAAATTTCTTTTTCATTTTGATTTTATGGTTAAAGTCATACATTCTACTGGTTGTCAAATTAATAAATTTATTTTTCGTGAATATCCTACCATACGGACAGACAGAAATTTAATATATTGCCGTGTATTTATTGAATTAAAAATACTTAACCATATTCTTTCTAATTCTGAAGGGGTACCGTTATTCAGAGATCAAAAAATACATGTCCAATCATTATATGATAATGAAATTATTTCTTTTAGTAAAAATACAGATAAAACACCTATAAATGAAGCTCAAGAATTATTAAAAGGACTAAAATGAAACTCCTACTAGCCTTAACATTCTTTTTATTCACGCAAATACAAGCCCTTGAGATCACTGAAGTACTGAGAGTGTACGACGGGGACACTATATACGTTAATTTATCGTGTAATGAGCCTATTTTCTGTAAAAATATAGGTATTAGGTTAAAAGGGATAGACACTCCTGAGATTCGTACCCGAAATAAAAGAGAGAAGCGACTAGGATATTCAGCCAAGGCTTATTTGGAAGGGATAGTTAGTAAAGCTACTTACTTTGAGTTAAGGGACGTTTCACGAGGCAAGTATTTTAGGGTTATAGCGGATGTGTTGGTAAATGGGATGTCATTATCAGAAATAATGATCTCTAGTGGCTATGCGAAGCATTATCATGGAGGAAGTAAATGAGTTTGATAGACATCGGTTTTATAGGAGTTTTAGCATCACTTATCATATTATGTGCATTTCAGATTATTAATATCGAGCGATTAACTTCAGATATAAAAATTATAATAAGGAGATTAAATGCTATTGACGAAAAAATAGAAAGGCATAAAGAGAATACTGATCGCCGAATTGTAAGAATAAATAGGATTATGGACTCAAATATAGGGGATCTAAATGATTAAAAAGCAAGTTACGGTATATTTATGTGAGAACTGCGATAAAAGTTATGAAATTGCAGAAGGAGCTAAAGCCTGTGAAGAGAATCATAAAAGGATCTCTCATTGTTGGTCTGAAGGCTACAAAGGACCTGGGGAAGTAATTTCTGTTGAGGACTTGAGAGAATGAGAGAATATATCCCTCATATATTATATATATTATTTCTTACAGTAATTAGCTTTGTCCTATTTATTGGCCTCAGATTGTTACTATACATTGCAATTAAAGATTACATTATTTTATTAACATGCTTTTTATCATCAATTCTATTTATATACTACCATGAAATATACTAATACAGATATAAAGAAGGTATATACGTGTGCATATTGCAATGCAAACTATGACAATGAGCATTTATTTATAGCTTGTGGCCAAATTCATGTTAAAAATGGGGATAGGTTGCCTCCTTCTAAAAAAGACAACATAAATCCTTCGCACTATAAGTCTGGCGAGATTGAGTGTATAGACGCAATTAAGTCATCCATGACTAAAGATGAATTTCAAGGTGCCTTAAAAGCTAATATTTTGAAATATATTTGGAGATTTCCTAAGAAAAAGGGGGTTGAAGATTTATTTAAGGCGAAATGGTACTTAAATCGTTTAATTTCTGAGTGTGAAAACGATTTAAGCGATAAAAACATAGATATATAGGAGGATTTATGGAAGAAAATAAAGAAATTGAGGTTTCATTTAAAACAGATAAGCAGTTATGGGCGGATTTGAAGCAATTTTGTCGTAAAAAAACAAAACAATCGGGGAGCAGAGTTTTAATTAAGACCGTAGCTACTAATTCTATCCGTGATTTTCTAAAACAGGATGATAAATTTTATGTATGTTTATGGGAATATAAATATTTAAAGAGAAAATACAGGTACGCAATATACGCCATTTGGTTATTAGGTATTAATTTTATATTAGATTGCATCATATTTTTATCACGTTATTTGGGTGTATAAGGACTACATGGAGCTTGCACACATGGCCTACGATTATGAGAACCAACCCAAAATATGTGCTTGGTGTAAGCTGGATATTATAAGTGTTAGCCAAAAAGAGATAGAAGAGGCTGATGAGACAGGAATATTTATTTGTGAATATTGTAAGGAGAGTGTAGATGGGTAAAATTAAATTATTAGAATGTTTTGAAAAAGGGAAGTTTTTAGCATTCCTAAGTCATGATAAGCAATGTAGCTTGGAGTTCAAGTCACACATAAATTATGATGAGCGTAAAATGAAAGGAATACTTGAAAATGCTGGGTTCAAGATATACCTCGCATGTATATATGATATATCAGGAATTGAAAATAAAGGATACCAACAGGTTTTTTTGACTGACAAAAAAAAATGGTATAAGGAAATAATTTGGAAAGGACAGAATGTAGTAATGGCTAAAAAGGACAATGTATGACTAAAAAAGAATTAAAAGTAGAGATTCCAGGTAAGGTTTATCCGAGGAGTTTTGAATGGATAAAGAACAAGTATACGGGGTATTCGTTTGGAAGGATTCGTGTCCCTGGGGGATGGCTATTTACGGACGGATTGGGTCTTTATTCTTCATTGTGTAGGTGTAGAAGCTCAATGTCATCTTTTCATAGTGGTAAGTGTTGTACGTGTACTAAAAATAATACCAATTTCATCTTCATCCCCGACCCAAACCATGAATGGGTATTAGAGCCGTTAAAAGAAGAGCCTGAAGAGTTAACATCTGATGTAATGAAAGAATTACACAAGAAAATAGATAAAGCATTAGAGGATGTAAGAAGAGATAAAGCATTAGAGGATGTAAGAAGATATAAATTAACAAGGGAATTAAAGAGAAACCCCGAAAAAACAAAGAAAAAAACAAATAAACCTTGGTTTTCTAGGTTATTTAGGACTAATAATGGCTAAACATACATACGTAGGAGACCCTAAATTAGTAGTAGCAGAGGCAATGACGTGTTTTGAATTTAGTGGGGATGATCTTAGCTTAAGCTTGCCAGATAAAAATGGGTATAAAGTCTACCCTGATACAGGTGATAGTTACTGGCTGTCTGAAAATGAATTTGAATCTAAGTTTTTTAAAATCAGTAACTCTAGTTTGTTACAAAAAGCTAAAGAATTTAAAGTTAAATTAAGGACTAACAAGAGTATTTCATTAAAAACAAGCAATGGTGTTGAAAGGCCGTCACTAATGATTTCAAATGCAGTTTTAACGGTTATATCTGACTGGGCTAAGAATGGGTTATTAGAAGACAAATGAAACAAAAACTAACGCCTGAACAAAAAGCAAAGGAAATAGCTCAAATTAAAAAAGAGCTTGAGGCTGTAAAGGCGAAGGAAGAAAAGCTAGATATACAAAAAAAATCGTTAATTAAACAGCAAAAAGAATACGAAAAAAAGAATAAGCTGTTATTTTTTAATGACCCTGATAAAGGGTATTTAGGTAAAAATGGGACGTGGGAAAGTAACCCTATTCAGAAAAAATATTTCCAAGCACTAAGAGATCCGCAATATAAAATATATGGATTAGTTGGTGCGAATAGGATTAGTAAGACGTTTTCGAGTACAGGCGTTACGGTTTTAACTGCATTAAGGGGTTGTTTTCCTTGGGAAGACCCAAATGAGGTAGGGACCTGGTTCTGGAATAGTAGAGATTGGGAGCCCCCAATTAAGATACGAATAGTAGGTCAAGATTGGGAAAAACATGTCAAAACGGTAATTATTTCAACCATAAAAGAGCTATGGCCTCATAGCTGGGGGGTCCAGCCCAGGAAGAACAAGCAAGGAGTTGAGGCTATATGGACTCATCCTACAGGAAGTACAATTGAGATATTAAGTAATAGTTCAGAAAGTGAATTATTTGAGGGTTGGAACGGTCATATAATTATATATGATGAGCCACCTAAAAGACAAAATAGAATTGCGTGTGCAAGGGGTCTTGTGGATTTTCAGGGTATAGAAATATTCGCAATGACTCTTTTGAAAGAGGCATGGATAGACCAAGAAGTTGTTAATGGCGTTGACGAAAATGGGCACTTAGATAAATCAACAATATTTTTTAAAGGTGATATTCAGGATAATGTAGGATTTGGTATTACACAAGCAGGGGTAGATCAGTTCGCAAAGACACTTACAGAAGACGAGAGGTCTGCAAGGTTAAGGGGTGTTCCTAGTTATAAGTCAGGGATAATACTAAATATGGATCGAGAAATACATGTAGTTGAAAGGAATTTTGAAATACCTTCAAGTTGGATGGTGGATGTTGCAATAGATATTGGTATCCAAAAAGCGCATGACATTTTATATTTAGCGACTTCACCAGATGGGAGAAAGTATGTTTGTTTTGAGGACACAGTGTCAGGTAACGGTGACATTATAGCTGAAAGCATTATCCAAAAAAAGAATCGTTATATGCTAAGAATAAATCGAGTTATTTGTGACCCTTTGGCGAAAGGAAACACTGCTGGGCAGGATTTTGAGCATTCAACGTGGTCAAAAATAGATGCAGCCCTTAATCGTTTTGATATGTATTTAGAGGCAGGTTCTAAGTTGAAGAATGATGGGGTCATTACGATCAATTCATTGTTAATGACGGTAAATAAGATCCCTATGTTGTTTTTCTTTAGAGATTTAGGGAAAACCGTTAAGCAGTGCCTGAATTGGATGTACGACAAAGAAGGGAAGCCGTCTAAAAAAGACGATGATATGTGTGAGAATTTATACCGACTTGCTTTATTGGAGACTGAATGGGAAGAGCCTTATGTGGAAGAATATTATAATCCTGGACATGAGGATAGGGATAAAATAACAGGGTATTAAATGAGTGAATTTGACATTTATACTGCAATACAAGAAAATGAAATAAAGAACGGAACAGTATCCATCATTGTGAAGGATGGTATAGTTTTCACTGTTGATATCAAAAAGCAAGTGTACAAGAGGGTGAAAAATAAGTAAATAGTAAAAAATAAAACATAAATTAGTCCACAGGAACTTAGGTCTTAGACCCAAAGATAACAAGAGGCACAATTATTCGATAATCGAGTAGTTGTGCCTTTTTTTTATGCTTAAAAAAGGAGAATAGTATGCCATGCGGTAAAGGAACATACGGATCAAAGGTTGGAAGACCTAAAAAGAAAAAGAAGGATATTAAAAAGAAAGGAGGGAAAAATGGCTGAACAAGAGATAGTAGTTGTTGAAGATGAAGAGGTAGCGGAAGAGGCTCCTAAAGATAAAATGGGTGAACTAGCAGACCCAGAATCGTTGTTTTTTGAGAATTTAGCAGAAAAACTTGACGATGAAAAACTAAAAGAGATTGGTCAGGAGGCATGTGATGGCTATGATTTAGATTTAAAGTCTATTTCTCAACTTAAAGAGAGTAGAGACGCTTATAATAAGCTATTTGAACTTAAATTAGAGTCAAAGAATTTCCCTCATCCTGATTCAGCTAACGTAAAATTACCTATTCAAATGAAAGCAACAATACAATTTGCTTCAAGATTGCTCTTAAATATATTTTCAGATGCAAAATTAATTAAAATTGATCCTATAGATAATAGTGATGTATCCCAAGAGTTAAGTAAGCGAGTTGAAAAGCATTTAAATTTCAAATTAATGTATGGAAGACCTAGCTTTTATCATTCATTCAGAAACACTGCATTCCAACTAGGCCGTGATGGGACTGCGTTTCGGAAAGTATATTGGGATTCTATTAAAAAGAAAGTGGTATCTACGGATATCCTACCAGAAGATTTTGTTATTAATTATTACGCAAAAGATTTAGACGATTGCTATAGATATACTCACGTTTTACATCAAAATGAAAATGAAATAAAGATAAAACAAGGAAAAGGTATTTATCGTGAATGTGAATTAGACCCTATTTCTGATTCTACAGAGGATAGTGAGACACAGAGACACAAAGAATCAATAGGTTTAACATCCCCAAATGAGGTTGATGTAACAACGCCAAGGAATGTTTTAGAGCAACATACTTACCTCCAATTAAAAAAAGATAAATATAAAAAACCTTATATTGTTACAGTTGATTATGAAAGCAAAGAGGTCCTTCGGATTACGAGACGTTCGCATCCCGAAACAGGAGAACCCTTAAATTATTTCACAAAATACACCTTAATCCAAAATGACAAAACGATATATGGATATGGTTTTGGCCACTTGTTGATGGGATTAGCAAGCACCGCTAACTCTTCAATTAACATAATGTTAGATGCAGGTGGGAGGTCTACCGTATTTTCAGGGATTAAATCTAAAGGCAGTGGCATGAAATCAGGTCATTTGAGTTTACAGCCAGGCGAATTTGCAGATGTAAATATTAAATCTGACGATATTCGAAAAGCAATTTTCCCATTAACACCCCCTCCTCCATCACAAGTATTATTAAGTCTATTACAGTTTGTTGAAAACCAAGCGAATAGTTTATCCACTGTGACTGAGATTTTTTCTGGAGGAGCGCCTAAATCAGATACAACTGCTACAGCAGCAAGCATAGCTGTCTCTGAAGGGGCAAAGCTATTCACAGATATTCAAAAATCTGTACATGTTTCATTAGGGGAGGAGTTTCAGGCAATAAAAGATATGTATTCAATATATTTAGATCCTGTTGAGTATATAGGCGTAACGGCTGAAGAGGGAGACCACCCAGATAGGATCAAAATTGCTAGGGATGATTATAAAACTCAGTTTTCTATTATGCCCGTGTCAGACCCCAATATTATTAGTAAAGATCAGACTGTAGCAAAGGCTCAGACGTTATTAAATATAGTGAAGCAAGATCCTATATTGCAAAACGATCCAAGGGCAGTGAGTTTGGCAAATAAGCGATTTCTTGAAGCGTATGGCGAATCCCCTAGCGTAATTAAAGAGCTTGATTTGATTTATGAAGAAGCGATTAAAGCCTCAGATAACCAAAGGGTTCTTGAAAATGAAGCAGCTATTCAAGCCCAGCAAAACGAGGCTGGCAGACTAGCTTCCGAGGAAAAGGCAAAGAACTATGAGGATGCTGCAAAAAAAATAGAAGGAGGTGCAACGGCTTAAATTATGGATAAAAGAGAAAAATTATATTTAAGGGGTTCGGATTTAGACTGGTTTGATTGGTTTAAATCCCCGCATACCGAAATTGTAATTGGGTTAATTGAAGATATAAAAAGAAATAAATTAGACGAAATAACATCTTATGAGTGTGAACCTGAAAAATTTACACAGGAAGTGTCGAAACGAATCGGCGCTTTCAATGTGTTAGAGGAGGTCTTAGAAGAAGTAAACGAATTTAAAAAAAATCAGGAGGATTAAATTGAAAACTATTGTAAGACTTCAGGACGATCATGTTGTAGTTAAACAAGCTGAAAAGAAAACGGAATCAGGAATTATCATCCCAGATATTGCAACTAAAGGGGGCACCGCTGAAATGTTTGAGGGGACTGTTTTAGCAGTTGGTGATTCTGTTGATAATTTTAAACCAGGGGATTATGTGACTTTTGGCAGATCAACAATGTCGATACGAACCTACAATGGGAAAGAATATATTTATTTGAGGGAGGATGCGATTTATTCCGTTATAGCTAAGGTTGATGAAGATTATACGCCTACACAGAATGAATTTGTTATATAAGGATAGGAGTTAAAAATGATAGACCAAAAATTAACAGGTGGGTTACAAGATAATATTGAAGAAGAAGAGATTGAAGTTAAAGTTGAAGAGTCTGAGTCTGATGAGATTGAAGTGGTTGATGATACGGAAGAAAATTCTGAAACAGAGGAAATTCCTGAAGAGGCCAAGAAATTAATCAACCCTAAAATGAAAGATAAGACCAAAAAGAGGATTACGGGTTTAATTAAAGATAGAGGAGAAGCTAACAGACGAGCTGACAAGAATGGGGAAAAGGCAAATGAACTTAGTCGTACAGTAGAATCATTGCAGAAAGAGATAGAGTTCCTTAAATCAAAAGAGAGCCACCGATCTCAAAAAGAAATGACTTCTCAAAATGAATTAGATCTAAAAAAAATACGGCAAGATATGAAAAAAGCGAGTGAGGACGGAGATGATGAGGCGTTTGCTCGATCGCAAGAGGACATGATCCGACATTTACAATCATCCTCACAAGCAAATACGACTGTATCTGATCCTCAGCAAGCAGAAGAATATTTTAAATCTAAAAATCCTTGGTTTGGAGTTGAGAAGGCTAAAACTTATGCTGCGAGACAAATTAACCATGAGGTATATTCTGATCCTGCTTTATCTCATCTAAGTGACCACCAAAAATTAGATGAAATAGCACGAAGAACAAATGCTATGCCAGAGTTCCAAAAGAACCCATATCAATCATCTGTATCTGGGGAAGCCCCAAGCACTATTGGGAGAAGAAATAGTAACGTTATAACCATTACGAGAAGTGAATTGGACCATGCAAGATCTGTTGCAGGAACAATAGATCCAAATATGCCCGAATCAGATATTAAAAAATTAGCTATTAAATTTAAGAAAAACATAATAAAAAAGGAGGCAATGTAAAATGGAAGTTTCAATTACAAAAGAAGATATTATTATTGATGGAGAGGGTATTGATTTCTCGGATATTAATAAAGCTGTTTCTCAAAAGGATAAAAACGGAAAAATTATCACTAAAGAGGTTGACAACGATAAAAAAAAGTGTTATAAGTTATTATTAGTAGATGGGAGTGATAAAGATATACTTTTATCATCTAGCGAAGCTAAATCCCTGACACAAAAACTTCGGTGGAATAAACCTAAGCAGAAAAAAGCAGAAATTGTAGAGAATGCTGATTCCACTGCCACATCGGATGAATTTATTTCATCTGCCCCAAAGAAAAAAATAGATATCGATGGCTTGAAACGTAATTTAAGCGGGTCTAGGAATGTTAAATTTAAAAACCCAGAGCTAGTTAGCTATTGGGCTTCTGAATCTAAGGTCCCTCGTAGGCTCAGTATGGGATACGAACACGCTAGAAAAGAGGGTATAAAAGACTTTGATTTACAATTTTCACATCTTAATGTTGGAATGTTAAGTGAATCAGATGGCCGTATTATCGTTGGAAATGATGTCTTATTAAAGACACATATAGACACTCGTGACGCTATCCGAAAAATCAATTATGAACGCCGTCCTTTGATTGAAAATATTAGTCGGGGTGTAAGTGCGGGGCATATACAAATAGAACGTGAATATTAAAATAATAAGGAGTAAAAAATGGCAAACGCAGATAGCCCTAAAGGGTTTCGACCTCTTGAAGAAGGACCTCTTTTCCCAGTAAGTGTTGATGCATCTAATGCTACAACAATAGGGAAGGGTGATCCATTAGAAATGGAAGCAGATGGTGGATATGGTAGAGCTGAATCAGGAGATGCTGCAGTAGTTAAATATATTGCATGGGGGTTTAAAGACTCTGATGGTAATTCTATCACTTATCTTCCTGCTTCTACAGCAGGTACAGTCAACGCAATTCCTATAACACCAGGACGGAAGTTTGTTATCCAATCTGACACTGGAACAACTGTTGCAGCTACAGCAGTAAACGCAACGGCTGATTTTGTTGCTGGGAATGCATCTACAACGAGTGGTGTTTCTACATATGAATTGGATGCAAGTGATATTGGAACAGGCACACAGTTACGAATTTTAGGGAAATTAGAAACCGCTGAAGATAACGCATGGGGCGAAGCTCATGTTGATTTAATTGTAGAATTCTCTGAAACAGGAACTACATCTGCTGCTAGCGTTTAATTTAAAGGACTAAAGAAGGAGTAAAAAAATGTCAATTACACGAAGTACAAATCCGGCTCTATTACTAGAGGGATTAAAAGAAATATTTGGGGTAGGATATGCAAAGTACCCAGATAAATATAAGAAGATTTTTGATTTAACAACATCTGAAAAAGAAGTTGAGCAATATCAAGAAGTTGGTGGATTTGGTCTGCACACAGTTAAAGCTGAAGGGCAAATCTCTTCGTTAGACACAACTAACCAAGGTCCTAAGACTTATATCGAGAATATTGCATATGCGTTGCGTTATTTAATCTCGCATGAAGCACTTGCAGATAATCAGTATGATCGCATAAAGCAAAACTTACTTGATCTTGGCACATCTGCTGGAAGGACAATGGAAGTTATTGCGATTGATCGATTAAACACAGCTTTTTCTACTGCTACAGCAGATAAATTAGCTGATGGTTCTGCAATGTGTGCTACAGATCACGCCTTGTCAGGATCTGGTGGAACAGGGTCTAACACCGCAGCCTCTGCTGCTGATTTAAGCGAAGCATCGCTAATTACCGCTATCAATGACATCGCATCATTTGTAGACCCACGAGGACTTAAAATACAGGCAACTCCTGAATTGTTAATTGTACCTCAAGGAGAAGCAGTTACTGCTCAAAAACTATTATTTAGTGAGCTTACTGTAGGTTCTGCTAACAATGATATCAATGTTTTTGGACGACAAGCTGCTGGTGGACAAATGTTCCCTCAGGGATATGTTGTTTCAAATGATATTTCGGATGCCGATGCATTCTTCATTAGAACCAGTCAACGAGGATTAACTTTTCAAACTCGTCAATCTCCAATAATTAAGGATGATTATGTCAACAAATCAATGCAAAAAGAAGTGACTTCTTACATGCGATTTGGAGTAGGTTGTTACGACTGGAGATCTATCTACGGAAATCCTGGAGCATAATTATAAATGCCCTTATACGAAAACTTAGAACTGAATCGCAAAAAAGGCAGATTGTTTGATTATAAACGTGCCTGTGATCGGTGTGCCGTAGAGGGTTATTTAATGTCCCAGTTAAAGAAAGAACCACAAACAGGGAAGATTGTATGCAAAAATTGCTTTGATCTTCCCTCGGTTCGAGATAATGAAAGAAAATATAAAATGCCAATTAGAAATTTTAAATTTGAATGATTAAGGAGCTAGGATGAAGACCAAACTAATAACAATAAAAACCTCAAAAGAATATTTAGATATTTTAGGGGGATTAAAGTTAAAAGCACTTACTTCATTTAAAATTAAAAATATAATTAAGCAAGTTAATAGCCAGTATGAGCAGTACATAGAGACCCAAAATGAAAGAATTAAGCATTATGGTCAAGAAATAGAGGGTGAAGTAGGTCAATATAAATTTTCACCAGAAAACAAAATTAAAATACAAAAAGAGTTGGATGAGCTTTTAAATAAAGAAATAGAATTAGATTTTGAACAACTTTCAATTGAAGATTTAGGGGACATTGAGATTGAGGCAAATTTACTTGTCAATTTAGATTGGCTTTTTAAGGGGTAACAAATGGCAGTTAGTGGATCTTCTGATTTTAACTTAATTACAAATGAAATAATAGAATTAGCGTATAAAAGTATAAATGCATTGCGTGATGGGGGGTCTTTAACAGGGGATCAATATAGCACTGGCCGTAAATATTTAAATATGATTCAGAAAAATTTAGGTCTTCTTATATGGAATCAAGAGATAATTACGGTTAATTTAACGGCATCAAGTGTAGTTTTAGGTTCTGACGGGGTTGATTATGAGTGTATCAGAAACCACACAGCCTCAACCACAAATAAACCTGTTACTGGTTCACAATATTTAAGTTTTTGGAAGAAATTAACTACTACTTCGGGCGCTACATGGGCAGCGAGTACAGCGTATACATCAATTTGTAATCCTAAATTAGACACTAATATTATTGATATTGAGAATGGGTTAAGAAGGGATAAGAGCTCAGAGACAAATTCTCAGATGACTAAGATTACCAATGAGGAGTTTTTGAATAGATACGACACAAATAGCACGGCTGCTCCCACTCAGTTCTGGTTCAAAAGGAAATCAACCCCAGAATTATTTTTATATCCATATCCCGATTCAGCAACTAATTATGTATTTGAATTTAATGCGTATAAATATTCTGATGATATGGATTCGTCAACAGATAATCCTGATTTCCCACAAGAATGGCTTAGCCCTCTAACTAAATTATTAGCTGTGGAATTAGCCCCTCAAAGAGGAATTACAGGACAAGCATTTAGGGACTTGGTTTTTTTGGCCGAGAACGCAAGGAAAAATGCAGAGGAAAAAGATCATGAAACAGGGTCTTTATATATTACACCTAACACAGGAGGTCGTTATTAATGGCACAGGCTAAACAAGTAGATATATTAATATCAGGGCTTACAAATAGTGCTGGGGGTCCGCTTAACCAAGGTAAAGTGTATTTTTATGCAACAGATGGATCAACACTTAAAACAGTGTGGGTAGACTCGGAGAAAGAAACAGCTAGTGCTAATCCAGTAACATTAACTGCTGGTGGTTTTGGTGAAATTTTTGCTGATGGAACTTACACGGTTAAAATAACAGATTCAGACGGCGCAACTATTCAAACAATTGAAAATATGACTTTTACGCCTAGCGCAGCAGCAACAACAAATGAAATTAATGCGTCTGATTTTGGAACAGCCACAGATGACAATGCCATTTCATTGGCTATTACATCCGCATCGGGCGCTGATAGAACGGTATTTTTAACACCTGGCAATTGGAGTATATCTGATAATTTAACAATCCCAAGTAACATAAATATTAAATATATCTTTGGGGCGTATACAACAATAGCCTCCGGAAAGACATTAACAATTAATGGGACTATAGATGCTCCTCTTTATAATATATTTAGGGGCTCTGGAACAGTAACCTATGACAACAGAAACTTAATTACGCCTAGCATATGGGGAATAGGTGGTAGTCATGACAACTTGTCGTTAGACGGGCAAATATTGTTTATTGATAATATAGTTGTTAATGGGGGGTCATCTACTCTTCCAATTTTAATTCAGAAAACTGAGGATGGGGTAGGCACTTCATTGCTTAGATATGACAGAGTTTCAGCTTCCCCAGCCGATAATGATTATTATGACATTGATTATTATTCAGAGAATGACAATAATCAACAGGCTCAATTTGCTCGTATGCGAATCAAACAACTTGATGTGAGTGATGGGACTGAAAAAGGGCAAATAATTTTTAGTGTGGCTGACGGGACAGACGGGTCAATTGATGATGTCCTTACCCTTGATAAGACAGGAGCTACCGTTACAGGCGCTTTAGTTGTGAGTGGCAATTTAACGGTTAGTGGGACAACCACTACAGTAAATTCAACCACAGTTACCGTTGATGATCCTATTCTAACATTAGGCGGAGATACCGCCCCAGGATCAGATGACAATAAAGATAGGGGAATTGAGTTTAGATGGCATAATGGATCTGCTGCTAAAATAGGATTCTTTGGTTTTCATGATTCAACTGGGAAATTTACATTTATCCCCGATGCATCGAATAGTTCGGAAGTGTTTTCAGGCACAGCAGGTACAGTAGTTGCGACTACTTTCGAGGGCAATCTTACAGGTACAATTAATACCGCTGCACAAGCTAATATTACAAGTTTGGGAACATTAACTACTCTTACAGTAGATAACGTGATTATTAATGGTACAACTATCGGGCACACGAGTGACACTGACCTTATTACCTTAACAGATCAAACTGTAACGGTAGCTGGCACAGTCGCAGCAACAACTTTAACTGGGACACTATCAACTGCTGCACAGACAAACGTTACGAGTTTAGGGACATTAACGAGTTTAGCGGTTACTGGTGATTTAACTGTTGATACGACAACATTAAAAGTTGATTCCACTAATAATCGAGTGGGGATTAGGACGAGTAGTCCGAATGCCCCTCTTTCAGTCCTTTCGAACTCATCAGCAAGAGCAATTGATATTGTAGGTCGTTCTTCTGGAAATATTGGCGAACTCAGTTTTTTTGAAAATAACGGGACATCTTTACTTGGGTACCTAGGAGCAAGAGACTCTGATGTTCGATTACGTTCTGAAAACGATTTGGTTTTCTTTTCGGGGGGGAGTAATCAGAATATGACCATTAACTCATCAGGCAACGTGGCGATTGGGACGAGTAGTCCCTCTCATAGATTAGATGTTTTACATACGGATAACACACCATATACTGCCAGTGATTTTCTAACTAAAGCTATTGCTCGTGTAGAGAATAATAGTACTGTTACAAACTCTTTTGCAAGTATTGGCTTTAGAACTGCCTCAGGTGATAATGCCATAGGTTTTAAATACACAGGAACAATTAATCAAGCCGACTTTATAATTGTGAATGATGCAGGAGTAAATGGCGTAGAGCATTTTAAGATAGATTCAGCAGGTAAGGTCTTC